CTCCTATCCGGGGCAGGAGGCCATCGACAGGATGCGCGATGTGTGGAAGGAGCTGACGGGGAAGGACTATCCGTTCCGCGCCGGTTGCTCCACGTGTATCTTCAACCTTGTGCAGGACCTCGGCACCCTCTACCGTGCCCAGCGCCCCATCGGCTGGAAGGAGAAGAAGGAGGCCGAGAAAGCCGCCAAGGAGGCCGCAAACAAAGGCGGCAAGGAAAACCCTAACACCGAGACCGAAAGCCCCGCAGAGGGCGAGGAACCGGGCAAGGAGGAGGAGTAGGCCATGAGGAAGGAACGCAAGGTCATAGCCATCGACCGCATCCAGCTCAACGAGGGCCAGCTGGACTGGCTCCCGAAGAACCCGCGCCAGTGGACCCAGACCGACATCGACAAGACCGCAGCCTCCATCCTGGAGGACCCGGACTTCCTTGAGGACCGCCCCCTGCTGTTGGTGCCCTTCGGTAAGGAGTTCGTGGCCTTCGGTGGTAACCTTCGCCACGAAGGCTGCAAGGCCGCCAAGAAGCCGACCGCGCCCAGCATGGTGTACTACCCGGAGAACGAGGAGGACTACGCCACCATCAAGCGCCGCGCCATGAAGGACAACGGCTCCTTCGGCTCCTGGGACTTCGACGAGCTCGCCAACAACTGGGACGACCTGCCGCTCGGAGACTGGGGTGTTAAGGCGTGGCCCGCGCCGGAGAACCCGATCCAGAACGAGGGCGCGGCTGGTACCAGCGGCACCGAAGGCTCGCAAGAGACCAAGAAGGGCGAGGAGGACGACTTCGACGAAAAAGAGGACGGCATCCTCGTCCGTTGTAAACCCGGCGACGTCTGGGTCCTTGGAGACCACCGGCTCATCTGCGGTGACTCTACCGACCTGGAAGTCGTAAAGAAGGTAATGGGGGGGGTAAAGGCTGACATGGTTTTCACCGATCCGCCATACGGAGTAGCCATCGGCGACAAGAACAAAGTGCTGCATGAGGTCGTCGGCGGCAACCAGGTGACCGAGAACCTTGTGAACGACACTCTCCCGGTAGACGAGCTCTACAAAGTCCTGCGTCAGGCCATGGAGAACGTCCGACTCAACACCAGCGACGACGCCTGCTACTTTGTCGCAAGCCCTCCTGGTGGAGAGTTCGGCCTGATGATGATGATGATGATGCAGGACGCCGGCCTCAAGGTCCGGCACCAGATCGTCTGGAACAAGAACTCCGCCACCTTCTCCCTTGGCAGATTGGACTACGACTACAAGCACGAAGTAATCATGTACACCTGGACAAAGAAGCACCACAACTACCGGGGCGGAGCCTTCCGCACATCGGTGTGGGATATCGACAAGCCCAGGAAGTGCGACCTCCATCCAACCATGAAGCCGGTGGAGCTGGTTGCAAACTGCATCCTCGACGGAAGTAAGGAGGGCGACGTTGTCCTCGACGCGTTTGGGGGTAGTGGTACCACTCTAATTGCTGCGGAGCAGATGGGACGCAAGGCCTGCCTTGTGGAAATCGACCCGCACTACTGCGATGTAATCCTTGCCCGATGGGAAAAGGCCACGGGCAAAAAAGCACACCTTGCCGCATGAGCAACCGTTTCCTCATAGTCGCAACCGAAGCTGAGCTCCAGCTGCCCCTTGCCGTCGCTGCGGTCCAGAGCGGCTACCGCCAGCCCGTCGTCACCGGCGTAGGTGCCACCAACGTCATCCTGGCGCTGCGGAAACTCCCGCGCCATGCCGACGTCCTGAACGTGGGCTTCTGCGGTTCCAACCGCTTTCCCGTGGGCGAGGAGGTCTGGATCGGAAACACCCGCCTCTGGCATCCCAACGTGGACTTCAAGGAGACGACCTTCCACCTCATGGACGAGGCCGACACACTCTGCCTCACCTCCGGGGACTTCGTTCTCGACGGCGCAGCCCTTCCTGCCAAGTCCGTGGTGGACATGGAGCTGGCCTACATCGCAGCCTTCGGCTTTCAATCACTCAAGGCCGTGAAATACGTGAGTGACAACCTCAACCTCAACCAGTACGAACAATGTTTGAAAAAGTAAACCCCTCCCATCCTGACAAGCTCGCCGACCGCATCGCCGGCGCCATCGTCGACTACGCCTACACACAGCAGGACAACCCCCGCATCGCCGTGGAAGTTCTACTCGGCCACGGCTACTGCCACATCATCGCAGAGTCCTCCGTCACCCTCTCCGTGAAGGAGGTTGGCCCTATCGTGCGACGCATCGCCGGTGAGGACATCTTCACCAACCTGCTCACCGTGCCGCAGGACGAGCACCTCGCCTCCAACCAGGACGGCACCATCCGCTGCGGTGACAACGGCATCTTCAAGGGTAGCCCCGTCACCGACGAGCAGCGCGAGCTCACCCGGACTGCCCGCACCATCTACGACACCTACCCGACCGACGGCAAGTACATCCTCGCCGACGGCCGCCTCATCATCTGCCAGAGCAACGCCAACGAGGAGCACCTGGAGCGCGAGTACCCCGGTGCCATCGTGAACCCCCTCGGCCACTGGACCGGCGGTCCCTCCGTGGACGCAGGTGCAACCAACCGCAAGCTCGGCTCCGACATGGGTGACGGCGTGACCGGCGGAGGACTGCACGGCAAGGACCTCTCCAAGGCCGACGTCTCCGTCAACATCTTTGCACACCTGGAGGCCCAGAGGCTCGGCCACCCCGTCGAGCTCCACTGCGCCATCGGTGACACTGAGGTGGGCGGCATCCCTTACTCCGTCATCGTGGATACGGCCCGCGAATACATCAACAACCTGGGCGGCTTCGAGAAGTTCGCAGAGTGGGGCCTTTTACGGCCTTAACTCTCCAGGTGGAGGAATTTATCAACCCGGCCGGGAAAGCCCGCGAAACGGCGCCGTACCGGCCACAAAACAGACGAAATGAAACTCAATGCTGCGAAAATAGCTGAAGCAGAGGCGTGGGTGGAGAAAAATGGACTCTTCCCGCAGCCCTGTGGGGCCTCCATCCGTCAGTTCTGCGAGGCCATGGGAATTGCCACACGCACCTATGAAAGGTGGCAGGACAATGTCGCTTTTGTCGCCGCCCTAACGCGTGCGCGTGAAAAGTTCCGCGTCACCACCGTCCGGGACGTGGAGAACGCCCTGGTGAAGGCCGCCCGCGGTGTTGACTTCACCAAGGTCAAGGAGGAGGCCCGCGCCGAGAAGGTCGTGGAGTTCGACCCGAAGACCGGCAAGAAGGTCCGCGAGACGACCGGCCAGCTCAAGACCATCAAGGCAACCCGCGAGACGTACTACTACCCGCCCAACGTGGAGGCCGCCAAGTTCGTACTCACCAACCTGGCCCCGGAAGACTGGAAGCTCAAGCAGGAGGTCAACCACTCCGGCACCCTGGAGCAGAAGGTCGTTGTGGAGAGTAAGGAAGAGGCCGACAAGATCGCCTCCATCGGTAAGCTCGGATAGGTATGGCGGAGATGCGCTTCACCCCGGTGTTCTGGAAACTCTACGACGCGGCTGCTCAGCATCCGCGTTACATCTCCATGCCCGGAGGAACCCGCTCCGCCAAGACCTACTCCATCCTCCAGTTCCTCCACCTGCTCATTCCCAAGGCCGACAAGCCCGGAGACGTCACATCCGTGGTCTCCGAGACGCTCCCGCACCTCAAGCGAGGCGCCATCCGAGACTTCGAGCGCATCATCGGCCACCCCCTGAAGGCCGACCCGCACTGGAACGCCTCCGAGAACGTCTACACCTACGACAACGGCGCCAAGCTGGAGTTCTTCTCCGCCGACGCCCCCGGCAAGGTTCTCGGCCCCGCCCGCAAGCGCCTCTTCATCAACGAGTGCAACCACGTCGAGTACGAGACCGCCCGCCAGCTCTTTGTCCGTACCACCGGCCTCATCCTCATGGACTACAACCCCGCCGCCACCTTCTGGTGCATCGAGAAAATCGAGCCCCGCGAGAACTGCATCGTCATCCGCTCCACCTACAAGGACAACCCCTTCCTCACCAAGGAGCAGGTCGACGAAATCGAGGCCAACCGCGACGACCCGAACTGGTGGAAGGTGTACGGCCTCGGCGAGCTCGGCCAGCTGGAGGGCATCATCTACACCTTCACCCAGATCGACTCCCTCCCGGAGGACGCACGCCTGAAGGAGGTGTGGGGGCTGGACTTCGGCTTCAGGGACCCCACTGCCATCGTCCAGATGCGCGTCGACACCGGCCGCAAGATTGCCTACATCCGCCAGCGGGCCTACCGCCCCAACATGGACAACAACGACATTGCCTTCGAGCTCAATCAGGCAGGGCTCCCCAAGCACGTCACCCTATGGTGCGACGCTGCCGAGCCAAAGTCCATCTCCGAAATCTCCAAGGCCACCGGCGGCAAAATCAAGGCCTGCGACAAGGGCGGCGTCTCCGTCGGCAGCAAGCGCCGGTTCCAGATCCTCTGGGTGCAGGGCTGGCGCCTCTACGTCACCAAGGACTCCGTGGACGTCATCCGCGCCCTCCGCAACTACGTCTGGGAGAAAGATGCCAACGGCAACCAGACCGACGAGCCGGTCCACAAGTGGTCCCACGGCCCCGACGCCATCCGCTACGGGCTTTACAGCGAATTTGCCGGGCGTGAAGGCTCCGGCACCTACACCGTCTCTTTCAACCATAAATAGCCATGATAGACAACTACAACACCCTTCCGCTGGGGCTCTACCTCAACATCGACGCCGTCCTCCAGGACAAGGGCGCCGACGACCTTGACAAGCAGGTCCGCATCATCGCGCTCCTCTCAGGCCTCTCCGTGGACGACGTCCTCGCGCTGCCCCTTGCAGAGTACTCAGCGCTCTCGGCCAAGACCGACTTCCTCCGCCACGAGTGCC